GCTTTTGAAGAAGAAGTTATGTTGTCAGGTTTCGCACAAGCAAGAGTAAAACCAGAAGGATCTGGAGTAGCTTTTGACAATGCGCAAGAAACTTTCACAGCTAGATACACTAACGAGACAATTGCTCTCGCTTTTGCTATCACTGAGGAAGCTATTGAAGATAACCTGTATGACAGACTTGCTTCTAGATACACAAAAGCACTAGCAAGATCTATGGCGAGCACGAAAAACGTTAAAGGTGCATCACCGTTAAACAACGGATTTGGAACTTTCCAATCTGGTGACGGTGTAGCATTATTTAGTGCGTCTCACCCTACAATTGCTGGAACTTTCAGTAACACGTTAGCAACTGCTGCGGACTTAAACGAAACTTCATTAGAGCAAGCGTTAATTGATATTAATGCGTTGACTGATGAAAGAGGTTTAAAAATTGCTGCTAAAGGAGTAAAAATGATTATTCCTTCTGCTCTGCAATTCGTCGCTGAGAGATTGATGAAATCTCAAGGTAGAACGTCTACAGCTGACAATGATATCAACGCAATCAGATCTATGGGTATGATTCCTCAAGGTTACAGAGTGAACAACTACCTAACTGACTCTGACGCGTTCTTCATCATTACAGATGTTCCTAACGGAATGAAGCACTTTAACAGAGCACCTCTTACAACTAAAATGGAAGGGGACTTTGATACTGGCAACGTAAGATACAAAGCTAGAGAAAGATACGTATTTGGTGTATCTGACCCTAGAGGTATTTTTGCATCACCAGGTGCTTAATCAGTAACTAAACAATTTAATGGGGCCGGACACAATTCGGCCCCATTTTTTTTGCAACTTATAAAAACTATGGAAAAACCCTACAAAATCAAGATTAGAGCATATGGATACTGGACAGAGTTTGATGTCAAAGCCACTGGTGAAGGTAAACCACTGGAAGATGCTATAGTTGACAAACTGGGAAAAAATGATATAGTTTGGGACAAATCTGATTTTTATGATCAGAGAAGAACATGGTTAACATACGAGGAGATTGTAAATGATAACAGACCTTTACAAACAAAAAACGTCCTTGGAGTTGAGCTGGCAACAAGAGTATAATAAACACAGTAAATACACTCTTGATATGGTCAGAATTGATAGCAAGATAAGAGAAGTTATCAATGAAATTAAGCTAGAAGAGGCTAGGATTGCTGCTAGAGAAAATGCGATTGCTGATTCGGCTCCACAAGTTTCAGTAGCTACTTAATAAAAAAGCTACATCGTTGAAAATTCATTTCACATTATAGGCTCTCTTGCACTCTTTAAAAAATAAGAGTATAAGTTCCTTACTATACAATTATAATTTGGTATATAGACGCGTATAGTCGACGGCCTAGAGACTATATATCATAAAACTAGGAGGATATAATTATGGCAAAAACAAACTTTTCGGGACCTATAACAACAGGACCGATACAAGTAAACACAGGAACAACAATTGGCGAAAACGTAAGAGACGCTTCTTTTGTTTCTAACATGGCTTCGTTTCCATTAAGTTATGCTAACATGGTAGTAACTACGGACGCGGACAAATTAGCTGTTACAGGTTCTAACGGAGCAAGTACAACTTCTGTTACATTTGTAGATACAACACAAAATGTACCAGGAATAACTGCTGACGGTGGATTTGAAATGGCTTCTGTAATAACTTTAACTTCAGCTGGTAATGACTCTGCAAGAACTGCAACTATTACTGGAACTGATGTTTTAGATAATGCACAGACTGAAGACTTAACAATGGCTAACGCTGGTGTTGCAACTTCTGCTAAAACTTACAAGACTGTAACATCAATTGCGATTGATGGTTCTGGTACTGCAGGGACTTTATCAGTTGGTGTGATCGAAACTGGATTAATTTCTATCGTAGCTAGATCATTGTTCAATGAATACCCGTTAGGTCAATCGTCTACAACATCTGGTAAAAACTTAGCTAACAATATCGTAATTCCAGCTTTTTCTAGAATTATGGATATTAGATTTGTAGTTAATACAGCTTTTGATACAGCTGGTCTTGACATGCAAATTGGTGCTAACGTTGCGCAAGCAGCCGGTGCTACTTTAAATAGTTTAGACACTGACTACTTTGCGGGTGATACTGATAACGATGTTAGCGGTATTGCTTCTCATCACATTCCAACTGGAATGGATCAGAGTTCTGCTCAAATGAAAAATTGTTTGAACGTTTCTGATGATGATGCAGCTGGTTATGAAATAGACAAAGCGGTTGTTGTTACTGTAAAAACTGATGATGCTTTAACTGCCGGTGACGGTGTGTTAATCATGCATTGGATACAAAAAGCTAACGACGCTAATTAATAAGTAATGATTTGGGTCCCTTCGGGGACTCAAATTAAATAGGAGAAAAATATGTCAAGTTCATTAACAACAGTTAAACAAACTATACCTTTAACGGCAGATGGTTTAGCGCAGAAGTATGTTAATACAACTGCAACTACTATTACTAAAGCTAGAATCATGAGTGTTTATGGTCAAGCAAGCGCGGCTGACGCTGAAATAAAAATTTATGATGAAGCAGATAGTTCTAAAACAGCTTCTAAATTAGTGTTTCATGCTAAGTTCTCAAATGCAGATAACCATGGTCAAAATTTTGATATTGCAGGTCAAGGTATCAAATGTGATACAGGTATGTATGTTGATTTAACTAATTGTGATTTTTGTACGATCATAGGCGCATTTACATAAGAGAGGTAGCCAATGGCAAATACTACTTCGGGTGCTTATACTTTTGATAAAACCTTTGCGATAGATGATATCATAGAGGACGCGTACGAGCGTATTGGTTTACAAGGTGTATCCGGCTATCAACTAAAAACTGCAAAAAGATCTTTAAACCTATTGTTTTCAGAATGGGGTAATAGAGAACTGCATTATTGGGAAATAGCTAATCAAAACGTGCCTTTAGTAAACGGTGTAAATACATACACTTTTTTTAGAACTACAGCTGACGGAACACAAACAAGTAGATTAAGCACAACTTTGTCTGCTGCTATTTCATCTACATCAGCAACAACTGGAATAACTTTAACTTCAATTGCTAATCTTCCTACAAACGGTTTATTATTAGTAGGTACAGAACAAATATCTTATACAGGTTTTTCATCTACAGAATTAACAGGAGTTGTAAGAGCAGCTAACGGAACTACAGCTGCCACACACAGTAACGGCGCAACAGTTAATCAATTTGTAAGTGGTATGGATGATATCTTAGAAGCTAATTATAGAAATTCTTCTAGTGTAGATTCTCCATTAACAAAAGTAAGTAGATCTCAATATCAAGCATTTTCTAATAAAACAGACACAGGTACGCCTACATCGTATTTTGTAGAAAGATTTATTGATAGAGTTACTATGACTATTTATTTAACACCAGGAGCATCTGAGGCTGGTAATCATATTAATTTTTACTATCAAAAAAGAATACAAGATGTTGGAAATGCATACACAAATGCTGCAGATGTTCCTTACAGATTTGCACCTTGTATGACAGCAGGTTTAGCATTTTATCTATCACAAAAATATGCACCACAAAGATCACAAGAATTAAAACTTTATTATGAGGATGAATTAAAAAGAGCGTTAGCAGAAGATGGTTCTGCTTCTAGCACGTTTATAGCTCCTAAAACTTATTACCCAGGAACATAATGGCATCATACGCACAAGGTAAATACGCATTAGCTATATCAGATAGATCAGGACAAGTGTTTCCTTACAGAGAAATGGTAAGAGAGTGGAATGGTGCATGGGTGCATACATCTGAATACGAACCAAAACAACCACAGTTAGAACCAAAACCTATTAGCGCTGACCCACAAGGTTTATGGAGAGCAAGACCAGCAAGAGTAGCTTTACCTACACCTGCAGTATTAGATTTAAATCCAATATCTACAACAAATTCAAATACTACAGTTACAATTTTTCAAGAACGACATCAAAGAAAAACAGGAGACTTCGTGAGATTGTATGATGTAAAACAAGCTGTTGGTGGTTTAAGTGTAGCAGAATTACAAATGTCAACAACATTAAAAACTGCAATTAATACAACGGACACAACTATTGTTTTAAATGATTCAACTAAATTTCCATCATCAGGTTATATATGTATTATAAGCTATAACTCAGACGGTGAGGATCATTCTGAAACTATAAAATATACTGCAAACAATACAGGCACTGGTACGTTAACTGGTGTTACCAGAGGCTCCTCTGCTCCTTCATATGGAAAAACCCCTGTGGCTACGACTGCGAGAGAACACAGTGCTGGAGTCGAAGTATTTGGATCTAGAGAAATAACTATTGTGGAAGAAAGCTTTATAAACGATGCCAATGCTACAGAGACGTATAG